CCGCGCGTCACCGGTCTCGAGCCTCGAGCCGGAAGACGGGTTTGCCGGTGGTCTCGCTGCGCGCGTCCGCGAAGCCCTCGCGCATCGCCGCGGGCCAGGCGCCGAAACGCCGCTCGGGCACGCGGTAGGCGATCTCGAGATACTCGGTCGGATCGTCGCCGGCGGCTCGGATGCGCTCGGCCATGGCGGCGAGCCGGTCCTGATCCCACGTGACCTTTTTCGGCAGGTCCGCAACGACCACGACGCCCTCGTCCTCGACGCGCACGGTGCCGCAGGTCTTGCCCTGCGCAGCCCGTTCCGCCGCGGCAGCGGCCTCGTAGCGCTGCGCGATGCCGGCTTCGAGCCGGTCCCGCAGCCGCTTCACGCGGGCGGTCTCGGCGAGCGCCGTGGTCTGCAGATCCAGCAGCATTTCGGGCGGCAGCGCCGCGATGTCGCCGAGGGCGAGACCTTCGAGATCGTCGAAGCGAGGGGCATTGTCGGGGTGCGACATGGCGGGAACTCCAAGGGAGGGAAACGGAACGGCCATCAGGCGGCCTCGGCGTCTTCGAGGAGGCGGGCGAGCGGCACGGGCGTGCGGTGCGGCTTGGTCCGCGCGATGGCGAGATAGGCGAAGCGGTCGGGACCGAGCCGCACCTGCACGAGGTGGACGAGGTCCGCCTCGAAGGCGCGGTGCGCGGCGCTCGCCAGCGCGGCAAGCCTGCGGCGGTCCGGTTCCGGCAGCGTCGAGATCACGGCCGTCGTGTCGATCCCGAGGAATCCGCGGTGGTACTCCAGACGGTCGCCAGGCATCGCCTGGCCGATCCAGGCGCAGAACTCGATGTCGGTGAGCGTCCGGGGCCGAGCCGGGGTGAAGGCGGTGGGGGGCATGACGAGCATCTCCATGTCCTCCCTCTACTCACGCGGCTTCCGAACCGTCCCACCGCCCCCCGAGCCCGCGCATGGCGAGTTCGAGCCGGAGGCGTGCGAGGCGGCGGTAGAGGGCGGAGCGGGAGGTGCCGTCGCGCCCGATCAGGTCGGCGACGGCGCAGGTGCCGAGTGCCGCGCAGAGCCCGCGGACATCCTCCGGCAGGTCGGCGAGCGCCCGGGCGAGATCGTGGCGGGTCTCCACGTCCGCCGCGGCGCAACGATCCTGGCCGTGCCAGGCGGCCAGCCCGTCCGTCTCCGCCAGCAGGCAGCTCAGCGGCTCGGCGCTGCCAGAGACGGGCGCGTCGAGCGACAGCACCGTGCCGCCCTGCGCCTGACGCTGACGGTGGTGCCGGATCGCAATACGCGAGCACTGGTTGCGCAGGACGACGTTCGCGAACGCGCCGATGGAGCCGCGGCGCTTGTCGAAGCCCGGCAGCCGGCAGATCACATCGACCAGAAGGTCCTGGCGCAGATCGTCGAGATCGGCGGCGGGGAGCGCCAGCTTGCGGTGCAGGCGTCGCGCCGCGACGTCGGTCTCGTCGATCAGCGTGGCGAGGTCGGAGGGGGAAATCGGGGGATACATCGGTGAAAGCCTCGGAACATCGTTTCTGATGCTCCGAGACTGCCGACCTCCGCCGGGCCGCCGGTGTGATTGGCGTGTGTTTGATGTGTGCCGGGTGTGTGCCCGACGGCACTCAGTTCTCTATGGCGACCTCTGACAGCGCGAGGCCGAGGCGGTACCCATGCGACCGGACGGTCTCCACGAGCGTTTCGACCGCCTTTTCCGCGAGCCCGCAGGTGACGAGGGCCCTGCGCAAGTCTCGGACGATCTCTCGCGGTGTTCGCTGAAACTGCGCCTCGATCTCCTGCGCCTTGAGCACGGGGTCGCGCTGCACCGACCGTTCGACAAGCATTCTGAAGAGAGCGAACATCTGCGGGGCAAGATCTAGGCGGCAACCGTCCAGCACCGCGAACTGACCTTGGCGATGCAGGACGAGCCTTACACCGCCGGTCGGTATGCACCCGTTGTCAAGGATCAGGCGGTCGACACCCTCCGGATCTGCCTTGACCACGTCGGCCAGCGCACGGACCTCGATCCCGGCCTCGCGTAGCCGTAGCACCAGCGCAGGCTCCGGCTCCTTGGCGATGACCGTCACTGGTCGCGGCGCCGCCGCGGATTTCAGCGCGAGGATTGCCCCCGGCGCCTCCAACCGGTCCGCGGTGTCGCACAGCATCAGCACACGACCGGCAGGCCCGGAGCCGATCATCCAGACCCCATCCACGACAGCCGAGACCGGGCCGGCGAGACCGCCGCCCGCGCCGATCTGCCCTGCGAGCCGGTTGGCATCGATGCCGAACCGCGTCAGGTCGTCATCCTCCAGGACAACATCCTCTGCCGCATCGTGCGGGCAGCAGGCACGAAGTTCGTCGCCGATCTGCCGGACGGGCCGGACATCGAGACTGCAATCACAATGCGCACAGACCGACCAGCTGTCCGCCTTCGGATGCTCGATCAGCAAGCGCGACCGCAGAAGGCGCTCGACCTCGCGCTCAGGAAACTGGCGCAGTGCACGGCCCGAGATCGAGACCTGCGGTCCGCCATCACTCAGCCGCGTCCACAACCATGCCAGCATCGCGGTCCTTCTCCAGCCCGTGGCGCGCGATCAGCGTGTGGATCGCCTTCTCGAATTGCGTGCGGCGGAAAGCGAGCGTGCCCGGCGGTTTCAGCTTCACGGTGACCTGCGCAGGCCGCTTGCCCTCCGATTTGAAGAAGACGCGGAACGAGATCTCGCCGAGCCGCCAGCCTTTGCCGAACTTCACCTCGCTGCCCTTGAAGTGCCGCAGCGCGCCGGTTGCGTCCTTCGATTCCCAGGTCCGGACGTACCGCCATTTCGCCTCGTCCTCGTCCCACTCGAAATGGTCGGCGGCGGCGGCCACGATCCGCACGTCGAGGATGCGGTCGTCATAGCGATAATCGAAGGCGAAGTCGGGGCCGGCCTCGCTGATGGGATCGAGCGTATAGAGATCGCGGGCGTCCTTGCCCGAAAAGAAGGCGGGACGGCCAAGGACGTGCTTGGCGAAGATCTCGGCCAGATCCGCCTGCTGGGCCTTCACGACCCCGCCGATGAACAACCGGGCCTCTGCCGGCGAGTAGCGCAGCGTGGCGTATTTCACGGCGCGAAGCGGGATGATCTTTTCCTTGTCGCCGTCCACGACGGGTGTCGTCGCGACCGGGGCGCCGTGGCTGACGACGAGGTTGATCTCGCCGTCCTCCTCGTAGGGACCGAGGCGGCAATACTCGCCCTGTAGATCGCGGGCGAAAAGCTTCATCGCCGCCGCCTTGAAGGCGTCGATGATCTCCGGCGTCAGGTCGGCGCTGACGTCACGCTCCGGTCCTCGGAACTCGGCCAGTGCTGTCGGTGCCCGAAGGGCATGGAAGTCGGCCGCCGCCTCGAAGACGCTCTTGTGATGCAGGTAGGTGTGCAGCGCGACATGCTTCGGGTCGTGTCTGGCGGGAGCCGATTCCTTCTCGTCCGGCTCGGGATCGGGATAGAGCACCACGCCCTGCCGCCGCGCCTCATTCAGGATGATCTGCATGCCCTCGTTGCTGCCAAGGTCCGCCACCCGGTGGAGATCGGCGACCATGCCCTCGTTCCAGGCCGTGACAGCCGCTTCGAAATGCTTGGCGAGTGCAGATCGGACCTCTGAAGCTTCGCCATCGAAATCGATGGGCAGGTCCTCCGCCTCGAAATGCCGGGCGAAGAGCACCTTGATGAGGCCCAGATCGATGGTCTTCAGGAACTTGGGATTGACGAATTTCTTGAGATCGGAACCCATATACTCACCTCGCTAATGCCGGACATGTTCTGATTATGTTCTACCCGACAGGACAACCACGAGTCGAGTCCGTGACGGCTCCACCCGTGCCTGGCCCGGCCACGTGGGACGGTTCGCAAATGCGATGAGTAGGAGAAGGGCGAGACCTCACGGACCCGCCCTTCATGAAACGCCCCAATCCCCTGCCGCCCGACCAGATGACGCCCGCCGAGCGACGCGCCGAACTGTGCGGCCTGCTGGCGCTCGGGCTCGTCCGGCTTCGGCATCGCGAGCGCGGCGAAGCTTCTGACGATACTGGAGAAATTCGCCTACACTCTCCGGCGAACGCATGCCGTCATGCAACTCCAACTCACCGGAGACCTGCATGACGACCCACGATCCCATCCCCGCGCGCCTGGCCGCGCTGAAGTTCGCGACGACGCCGGACCTGAAAAAGCAATGGCGCGATCTGTTCGACAGCGAGCCGCCGCCGTTCAACCGGCGATATCTCGAGAGCCGGCTGGCCTACCGCATCCAGGAGCTGGCCTACGGCGGGTTGAAACCCGATACGATCCGGCGGCTGGAACGGCTTGGCGAGGAGCTGGACGGCGGCGACCGGAAGAAGAGCCGGATCCGCGCCGACACCATGCCCATCGCCGGCACGCGACTCATCCGCGAGTGGCAGGGCGTCGAGCAGGTGGTCACCGTCACCACGGACGGCTTCGAGTGGCAGGGTCGGCCCTACAAGTCGCTCTCGGCCATCGCCCGCGCCATCACCGGCACACGCTGGAACGGGTGGGTGTTCTTCGGGCTGAAGAACCGGAGGGCGCGGACATGACGAAGGCCCCCTCGAAACCAGGAATGATCCGGAAACAGCGCTGCGCGATCTACACCCGCAAGTCGTCGGAGGAAGGTCTGGAGCAAGAGTTCAACTCGCTCCACGCCCAACGGGAGGCCTGCGAGGCGTACATCGCCAGCCAGCGTTCCGAGGGCTGGGTGCTCGTCCGCGATCAGTACGACGACGGCGGCATCTCCGGCGGCACGCTGGAACGGCCCGGCCTGAAGCGGCTGCTGGAGGACATCGAGGACGGGCTGGTCGACGTGGTCGTCGTCTACAAGATCGACAGGCTCAGCCGCTCGCTCGCCGACTTCGCCAAGCTGGTCGAGGTTTTCGACCGAAACGGCGTGACCTTTGTCTCGGTGACGCAGTCCTTCAACACGACCACGTCGATGGGCCGGCTGACACTGAACATCCTGCTGTCCTTCGCGCAGTTCGAGCGCGAGGTGACTGCCGAGCGGATCCGCGACAAGGTCGCCGCCAGCCGCAAGAAGGGCATGTGGATGGGCGGCGTCCCGCCCTACGGCTACCGGGTCGAGAACCGGAAGCTGTTGGTCGACGAGGAAGACGCCGCGCACGTCCGCTGGATCTTCGCCCGCTTCCTCGAGATCGGATCCGGGACGGAACTGGCGCGGGAGGTCGCGAAGCGCGGCATCCGCACGCCACGCGGCAACCGGATCGACAAGAAGTACCTCTACCGGATGCTGAACAACCGCGCCTATATCGGCGAGGCAGTCCACAAGTGCGAGAGCTACCCCGGCGAGCACGACGCGATCATCGACCGCGAGACGTGGGACCGCGTTCACTCGATCCTGCAGGAGAGCCCGCGCAAGCGAGCGATGCGAACACGCGCCGAGACGCCGGCACTGCTGAAGGGGCTGCTGTTCGGACCCGACGGCGCGGCGTTCTCGCCGACGCACACCCGCAAGGGCGACCGGCTGTACCGCTACTATGTCAGCCAGACAGTACTGAAACACGGCGCCGGATCATGCCCGGTGGGCCGCGTGCCCGCAGGCGAGATCGAGGCTGCCGTCATCGACCAGCTTCGCACCGTGTTCCGCCAGCCCGAGATCGTGGCGGGGACATGGAAGGCCGCGCGCTCCCACGTGGACAACATCAACGAAGACGACGCCCGCGCGGCCCTGCAGCAGCTAGACCCGCTGTGGGACGAACTCTTCCCCGCAGAGCAGGCCCGCATCGTGGCGCTGCTGGTTGAACGGGTGGAGATAGGCACGGACGGGCTGAACGTTCGGCTCCGCGTCGACGGGCTCGGCAGCCTCGCGCGCGAGATGCTGACCGGCGGCATCGAGGCCGCAGCATGACACGCGGCGCACCCATCCCCGACACCGTGACGCTCCACGTCCCGTTCCGGATCGTGAAGCGTGGCGGGAAGAAGGAGATGCAGTTGCCCGAGGGCGCCACGCAATCGCAGCGGACTGACAGCACGCTAGTCAAGGCGCTGGCCCGTGCGTTCCGATGGAAGCGGATGCTCGAGTCGGGCGAATACGCCACCATCGCCGAACTGGCCGAACGGGAGGGCATCGCGCCCTCCTACATGACCCGCGTCCTGCGGCTCACGCTGCTCGCGCCTGACATCATCGAGGGCATCTTGGACGGGAAGCAGGGGCCGGAGGTGACGCTGGCGCGCGTTCTGGAGCCCTTCCCGCTCACATGGCAGCATCAGACAACGCATTTTTCTCTGTAGGGAGAAAACTGCAATCTGAAGGATTGACTCGCGAGGTGTGAGCGCCTATTTCTCTGTAAATCGACTTACAGAGGATTCTTACATGCGACTCGCCGAGCTCTCCGACATTCACTCCGGCTTCACGGCGCGCGGCAGACTCGATCCTCTGCCGGAGGGTGGTGTGCCGGCGCTGCAACTGCGTGACGTCGGAACGAACGGCGAAGAGCCTGGCCCGGACTTCCAGAGGTATGATCTGGGCGAACTGTCCGACCGATACTTCGTCCGCGGAGGCGAGGTCGTCTTCCGCTCGCGTGGCGAGCCGAACGCCGCAGCAGCCATTCCCGATCCGCTGCCAGAGCCTGTCGCGGTCATCGTCCCGTTGGTGATCGTTCGACCCGACCGGCGGCGAGTTCTCCCCGAATACTTGGCATGGGCGATCAACCAGCCCGACGCGCAGCGTAAGCTCGGCGCGGAGGCGCAGGGCACAAGTCTCAGGATGATCCCGATGGCGGCCCTCGAAGACCTCGAGATCGCTGTGCCCGACCTGCAGACGCAGAAACGTATCGTCGAGCTCGACGCCCTCGCACGGCAGGAGGGGCGGTTGCTTCGGCAACTCGCCGCTCGCAGGGAAACACTCGTAAGCGCCATTCTCGGCGATGCCGCCAAGGCTGCCGACCAGAAGGAAATTGCCCGATGAGCGACCAGATCACCCAACAGCAGATCAACCAGACCGCATGGGCGGCTTGTGACACCTTCCGAGGCGCCGTCGATGCCGGCCAGTACAAGGACTACATCCTCGTAATGTTGTTCCTGAAGTACATTTCGGACCTCTGGAACGACCACCTCGAAACCTACCGCAAGCAGTATGGCGACGACGAGGCCCGCATTCGCCGGCGCCTCGAGCGCGAGCGTTTCATCCTGCCCGAGGGCGCCAGCTTCTACGACCTCCACGCCCAGCGGAACGAGGCCAATATCGGCGAGCTGATCAACATCGCGCTGGAGAAGATCGAGGACGCGAACCGGGCCAAGCTCGAGGGCGTCTTCCGCAATATCGACTTCAACTCCGAGGCCAATCTCGGCCGCCCGAAGGATCGCAACCGCCGCCTCAAGAACATGCTTGAGGACTTTGCCAAGCCTGCCCTCGACCTGCGCCCGTCGCGGGTGACCGAGGACATCATCGGCGAGTGCTACATCTACCTGATCTCGCGCTTCGCCTCCGACGCCGGGAAGAAGGCGGGCGAGTTCTACACGCCGACCGCCGTGTCGCGTCTGCTGGCCAAGCTGGCCGCGCCGCAGCCCGGCAACACGATCTGCGACCCCGCCTGCGGGTCGGGCTCGCTGCTGATCCAGGCCGCGCAGGAGGTGGGATCCGAGAACTTCGCCCTCTACGGGCAGGAGGTGAACGGGGCTACCTGGGCGCTGGCCCGGATGAACATGTTCCTGCACGCCAAGGACGCCGCGCGCATCGAATGGTGCGACACGCTCAACAGCCCCGCGCTGGTCGAGGGTGACCACCTGATGCGGTTCGACGTGGTGCTCGCCAATCCGCCTTTCTCGCTCGACAAGTGGGGCGCGGAGGATGCGGACAGCGACCAGTACAAGCGCTTCTGGCGTGGCGTGCCGCCCAAGTCCAAGGGCGACTACGCCTTCATCACCCACATGATCGAGATCGCCAAGCGGCAGTCCGGTCGCGTGGCTGTGATCGTGCCGCATGGCGTTTTGTTCCGGGGCGGTGCCGAGGGGCGCATCCGTCAGCAGCTGATCGAGGAGAACCTGCTAGACGCGGTCGTCGGCCTGCCCGCAAACTTGTTCACCACCACGGGCATCCCGGTCGCCATCCTGATCTTCGACCGCTCGCGCGAGGAAGGTGGCGCGAATGCGGACCGGCGCGACGTGCTGTTCATCGACGCCAGCAAGGAATTCACGCCGGGCAAGACCCAGAACGTGATGGACGACGCGCATGTCGCGAAGGTGCTGGAGACCTACGGCGCCCGCGCCGAGGTCGAGCGGTATTCGCATCGGGCCAGCCCCGAGGAGATCGCCGAGAACGGCTACAACCTGAATATCCCCCGCTATGTCGACACCTTCGCGCCGGAGGAAGAGATCGACGTCGCCGCCGTGCAGAAGGACATCCAGCGGATCGAGGCCGAGCTGGCGGAGGTGCGTGCGAAGATGGCTGGGTATCTCAAGGAGCTCGGTGTTGATGCTTGAAGGATGGCGCCATGCAACGGTGGAGGAAATCTGCCAGAGAGTCAGCGTTGGGATCGTGATCAAGCCGTCACAGTACTACGTCGAGAACGGCGAGGGTATTCGCGCTTTCCGGTCCGCCAATATCGGTGAGAACAAGGTCGTTGATCGGGACTGGGTGTACCTGTCTAACGCCGGCCACGAGGCAAACAAGAAATCTGCCCTCCGAGAAGGCGACGTTCTGGTCGTGCGGTCAGGCGCCCCTGGCACAGCATGTGTCGTGCCAAAGGATTTCGCAGGCAGCAACTGCATCGATGTCGTGTTTGCGCGTCCGGATCGCAGTCAAGTTCTGCCAGAGTATCTGGCTAGCTACACGAATTCGGACGTCGGCAAGCAGCATGTCCTCGGCAATAAGGGCGGACTCGCCCTCCAACATTTCAATGTTGGTGCCTACAAGGAAATGCTTGTCTTGCTACCCCCGCTCCCCGAACAGCGCAAGATCGCCGAGATCCTGCGGACTTGGGACGAGGCGCTCGAAAAGCTCACCGCCCTCCGCGCTGCGAAGCTCAAGCGGCACCGCGGGCTCACGATGGCTCTCGTCTTTGGCGGTTGGCAGCTGAAACGCTTCCGTAGGTCCAATGAGGTCACGCCGTACCGGTGGTTTCAACTTCCCAGTTCCTGGAACTGCCAGCACATCGGTGATCTGGCCGCAGAGATTTCAGAACGGAACGGCGAAGGAGGCCAGCACGAAGTCCTTTCCTGCTCGAAGCACGACGGCTTCGTGCGATCTCTGGAGTACTTCAAGAAGCAGGTCTTCAGCGCTGACCTGACCGGGTACAAGAAGATCTGGCGCGGTGATTTCGGCTTTCCCAGCAACCATGTCGAGGAAGGGTCGATCGGCTTCCAGAACCTGACCGACATCGGCGTCGTCAGCCCCATCTACACCGTATTCCGTTTCGATGCGGACCAAGTGAACTCCGAATACGCCTTTGCGGTTCTGAAGACCGACCTCTACCGCCACATCTTCGAAGTCAGTACCAGCGCCTCGGTAGACCGCCGCGGCAGCCTCCGCTGGAGCGAGTTCTCCCGCCTCCCGTTTCCAGTCCCGCCGCTGGAGGAACAGGAGGCCATCGCCGATGTCCTCCGGACGTCGCGGCGCGAACTGGATGCTATAACGGACGAGATCGAAGCCGTTTCCCGTCAGAAACGCGGCCTCATGCAGAAGCTGTTGACGGGCGAGTGGAGGGTGAACACGACAGAGGCGACGGAGGTGGCGCAATGAAGTTCATCTACGTCGACGAGAGTGGCGCCGCCGGAGACAGCGACGTCTTTGTCATGTGCGGGCTGATGGTTGACGCCTACAAGCTGCGCAAGAAAACCGCCGACTTCGACATGATGCTGGCGGATTTCCTCGCCAAGCACCCGGGGTCGAGCACCGAGCTCAAGACGAGCAGGTTCATCAACGGCAAGGGCGGCTGGAGCAAGATCGCTGCCGACGAGCGCAAGGCGTTCCTCACCGACATCTGCAAGCTGGCAGTCGCCAACGGCGGAAAGCTCTTCGGCATCGGCTTGTCGTTTCCGGCGTTGAATGCAGCGCGTGCCGCTGGGCACGGTCATCCGTTTGGCGAGAGCTACTGGCTCGCCGGAGGCATGTTCACCTGCGCCCTCGTTCAGAAGAAGATGCAGAGCGTCAAAAACAGCAAGGGTCTGACCGTCGTCATCATGGATGACAACAAGGTCGAGATGCCTCAGCTCTCGGACGGCCTGTACGATGCGAATGCCTGGTATGACGGGCTGTATCAGCTTCGGGGCACCAAGCGCGGCAAGAAGATCTGGCTACCTCGCAGCAAGTCGGATCGGTTCGATCACATCATCAACACGGCCTTCGCGATCAAGTCGCACCATTCCTCGCTGGTGCAGGTCGCCGATGCGATCTGCTACGTGTATCGCCGGCACCTCGAGATGAAATCCTCGGGCGAAGCCTACGCGGGAGAGGCTGCGTATTACCAAAGCCTGGTCGATATCCTAGAACCGCAGCGCGAGAAGCTCGGCCAGTCGCCCGACGCGCCCTGCGTGACTTTCTACAAGGCAGCCAGGCACTCGGAGTGGGCGCTATGAGCTCCGAGACCTTCAATTCGAGCGAGAAGCACCAATCCCAAGTCCCGGCGCTGCAGCTGCTCGTAGCGCTAGGGTTCACCCCGCTCTCGCAGGAGGAGGCTCTTCGCCTGCGCGGCGGGCGCCTGCGGAACGTGGTGCTGGACGATATCCTCGCCGAGCAACTCATGCGCATCAACCGCTTCACGCATCGCGGCCGCGAGTATGGGTTCGATCTTGAGGATGCGCACGAGGCGATGCGGCGGCTGAAGCCCACGCCAGATCGGCTGAAGGGGCTGCGCGGCACGAACCAGGACATCTACGACACGCTCGTCCTCGGCACGACCATCACGAAGTCCATCGACGGCGACTCGAAGAGCTACTCGTTCCGCTACATCGATTGGGAGCGGCCGGAGAACAACGTCTTTCACGTCACGGCCGAGTTCTCGGTCGAGAGGACTGCATCGAGCCAGACCAAGCGTTGCGATATTGTCGCCTTCGTGAACGGCATCCCGATCCTCGTGATAGAGAACAAGCGGCCGACCGAGAGCCTCAAGAAGGCGGATAGCCAGCTGATCGGCTACCAGAACGAGGACAACATCCCGCAGCTCTTCCACTTCGCTCAGCTGCTGATCGGCATGAACCGGAACGAGGCGCGCTACGCGACCGTAGGGACGCCCCGGAAGTTCTGGCAGACCTGGCGCGACGAGGAAGACACCGACGAGGCCATCGCGCCCTTTGCCAACCGCGTGCTCACCGCGGCGGAGAAGGACGCCATCTTCTCCGGTGATTTCGCGGGCGCGCGCGTCTATTTCGACGCGCTGGCCGCTGAGGGCGAGCGCGCGGTCACGGTTCAGGACCGGACCGTGTACGCGCTGTGTCGCCCCGAGCGGCTGCTCGACCTCATCCGCCGCTTCACCGTGTTCGACGGCGGCGTCCGCAAGGTTGCGCGCCACCAGCAGTTCTTCGGAATCCGGCACGCCGTCGAGACCGTCAAGCAGCACGACGTGAGCGGGGCCCGCAAGGGCGGCGTGATCTGGCACACGCAGGGTTCGGGCAAGTCATTGACGATGGTGATGCTTGGGCGCTCGCTCGCTCTCGAGCGCAGCATCGAGAACCCACGGATCATCATCGTCACGGACCGCGACGATCTCGACAAGCAGATCAAGGACACCTTCAAGTCCTGTGACCTCGAACCGGTTCGGGCAACGAGTGGGTCTCATCTTCTGGAGCTCGTCCACAACAAGGCTCCGCTGGTCACCACGATCATCAACAAGTTCGACACGGCGCTGAGGAACAGCAAGCTGGCGGACGACGACCCGAACATCTTCGTGCTGGTCGACGAGAGCCACAGGACGCAGACGGGGCGCTACGGCGGCCACAGCCAGTTCGCCGCCAAGATGCGGCGCCTCCTGCCCAAGGCCTGCTACCTCGGCTTCACCGGCACGCCCCTGCTGAAGAAGGAGAAGAACACGCTTTCGACCTTCGGGCGGCTGATCCACCGCTACGCCATCGACGAGGCGGTCGCCGACGGCGCCGTCGTGCCGCTGCTCTACGAGGGACGGCTTGTCGAGCAGCAGGTCTCGGGCACCGTGATTGACCGCTGGTTCGAGAAGATCAGCGAGGGGCTCACCGAGGACCAGAAGCGGGATCTGAAGCGGAAGTTCTCCCGGATGGACGCTCTGGCCAAGACCGACCAAGCAATCCGAGCCAAGGCCTTCGACATCTCCGAGCACTATCGCCAGTACTGGCAGGGGACCGGCTTCAAGGCGCAGCTCGTTGCCCCATCCAAGGCGGCGGCGGTCCGCTTCAAGGAGGTTCTCGACGAGATCGGCCACGTCTCGAGCGCGATTGTCATCTCGCCTCCGGACGAGAACGAAGGCAACGAGGAGGTCGACCAGGAATCCAAGGACCTGGTGCGCCGCTTCTGGTCGCAGATGATGGCGCGGTACAAGACCGAGGAGGAGTACAACCGCCAGATCATCGAAGCCTTCAAAGGCTCTGGCGATCCAGAGATCCTGATCGTCGTCTCCAAGCTCCTCACCGGCTTCGACGCGCCCCGGAACACGGTGCTCTACGTCTGCAAGTCCCTGAAGGAACACAATCTCCTTCAGGCGATTGCGCGGGTGAACCGGCTCTACGAGCACGGCGGAACGGAGAAGCAGTTCGGCTTCATCGTCGATTACGAGGGGCTGCTCGGCGAGCTGGACAGCGCCCTGACGACGTACAGCGCCTTTGAAGGCTACGAGGCGGCCGACCTCGCCGGGACGGTGCATGACGTCCGCGAGGAGATCCGCAAGTTGCCCCAGCTGCACGATCAGCTTTGGGACCTTTTCAAGCCGGTGCGGAACAAGAAGGACATGGAGCAGTTCGAGCAGCACCTCGCTGACGAGGCGCTGCGCCATGAGTTCTACGCGCGCCTCAAGGCATTCAGCCGCTGCCTGCACATCTCGCTCTCGTCCGACAAGCTGTTCGATGTCTTCGACGAGGCCAAGATCGATGCCCTGAAACGCGACTGGAAACAGTTCTCCGAACTCAAGCGCTCGGTCCAGCTCCGCTACCAGGAGACGGTCGATGTCCGCGAGTTCGAGCCGAAGATCCAGAAGCTCCTTGATGACCACGTCGTGGCAATGCCGGCGGAGACCATCATCGACGTGGTCAACATCAACGATCCCGACGCGCTGAAGGCCGTCGTCGAAGAGACGGGGGTTTCTGAGGCATCGAGGGCCGACCGCATCGCCAGCGCGACCCGGCGGGCGATCACCGAGAAGATGGATGAGGACCCGACGTTCTACAAACAGTTCTCCGAGCTGCTCGAAGAGACCATCCGCGCCTACCGCGAGAAGCGGCTGTCCGAGCGCGAGTACCTTAACAGCGTCGTGGACCTCGCGAGCAAGGTGGCCCGCAAGGATCGGGGTCGGAATGTTCCGGAAGGCATCCGTGGCGATGAGGACGCGCAGGCGTTCTTCGGGATCCTTGACGGTCAGCTTAAGACCAATGGCGATGAGCCGGTAGCCAGCGACGATGTCGCAGCGATCGCAAAACAGATCATCGACATCATCAAGTCCCACCTGATCGTGGACATCTGGTCGAACGAAGTGGCGCAGAACAATCTGCGCAACGCCATAGACGACTACTTCTTCGACGTTCTGCGCGACGAGCAAGGCATCGACCTCCCCGTGGAGGTGCTCGACGATCTCGAACTGAAGATCATGGACCTCGCCCGGGCCCGGTTCGCGGCATGACGCGCGAGTTGCACTGCCTGCGTTACGGCGAGCAGGAGATCCGATACGAAATCGTCCGCCGCCCGAGGAAGACGCTCGAGATCGCCGTCGAGCCTGATGCTTCGGTGGTGATCGCAGCCCCGGAGGACGCGACGCTCGATGCCATCGAAGCCAAGCTGCGAAAGCGCGCGGCATGGGTGACAAGGCAGCAACGGTACTTCTCACAGTTCCTGCCGCGGACGCCGGAGCGCAGGTTCGTCGCCGGAGAGACGCATCTCTACCTGGGGCGCCAGTACCGGCTGAAGGACGTCCCGCATGTCCAGGAAAGCGTGAAGCTGATCCGCGGCTTCATCATCGTGCAGACGCACCGGCCGGCCAAGCCAGAAGTGACGCGCGAACTGGTCGAGGCATGGTACCGGCACCGGGCACACTTCAAGTTCCCGGAGCGGATCGAACTCTGTCTCGGGCTCTTCCCCGATCCCGAGGCATTTCGGCCGAAGGGGCTCATCGTGCGCCAGACTAGGCAGCGATGGGGCTCCATGTCGCCGGCGGGCCGCCTGCTGCTGAACCGCCGCCTCGTGCAGGCGCCGGTCGACGCCATCGACTATGTGATCACCCACGAGCTCTGCCATGTGGCGGAGCCTCATCACGGCCCCGCATTCTTCGAGCTACTCGACAAAGTGATGCCCGATTGGGAGCGTCGGAAGCAACGACTGGAGCGGGCAATGGCATGAGAACTTCCGAACCCGGTCGCGGCAGACGCAAACGCGACTCCAATCGAAGCAATTTCACCGGCTTGAATTTCGTCAATATCTACAAGGGCTTATGAAAAATTCACCAAACCCGCGCAGTCATGAGGTCCGGAGAATATCGGCCCTGAGAGACCGCTTCCGGGCCACCTGGCAGCAGGGGCAGTGCTCAGCCCTTGCCGCATAACCCTCGAAAACAACGAGAAAATCCGGCCGCAGCCGGATCGGGAGAACGCTTTCGCGAGGGCAAGTGGCGGAGGGAATGGGTCTGATATCCAACCTTCTCTTGTGGATGCCGCCCTCATTTGCAAGGAATTTCTGAACCTTAGAC